ATGTTGAAGTAGATGTGGGGAGGGCCCATCCGACAACCGCTTTAAGGCGAAAATTCAACTTATCCAGATTATTGAAGACTTCTTCGCTCTGTATATTAAGATTATTAGAAATCTCGGCAGAATAAGCCTTACCCGTCTTCAGGGCCAAATCTACATATTTATATTTCACAGATTTGGATTCGAGGGAAGGTGTTCTACCTATTGGACCTCTACCACTGAAATTTAATACTTGAATAGTAGCGCTTCTTTCTTTCGTAAGCTCCTTGAAATCATTTGCAAAAATCACTAATTTTGCGCTAATAGACTTTTTGAGAGCATAAAAATCTTGCCCCTCAAATGCAAAATTAAATTTTTGGATACCCGCACCATAACCACGTTGTTTGCTATTTTTAAGCAACGATGTGGCGCCTCCTTCGAGGGCTCCCAAATATGATGCGAACTTAATTTCATGTTCATATTCTTTCCCATCTTCTTCTATAATTTTATAAAGACGGATACTGGGCTGTAAATTTGAAAGATCATCCACACTCATTTCGAAAAATTGCTTATAACCGCTATATTGGGTCATCTTGTTCATAAAATTATAAGGGGAGCCGTCCACAATTAGGGACGCGTTGTTGGTACCATTTGCTTCTGGGATCCTTTTAGGATCTTTAATGACAGGGCCTCGTTGGTAGCGCGCGGGGGATTTGCCGCGTAGGCCGGCTTTATCTAATTCCCTTTTGTGGTCCACAAATTCAAAGAGATTAGCCATAAGAAAACACTGTTCAGAAAATGCGGTGGTTGTGGTGTCGCCAAAAGCCGCCTCTACCTTTTCGTCGCGGGCTTTGTTGGCCGCTTCTAATTGTTCAATGCGATCTTGGAGGTTCTTAACCCTCTGGAGGCATTCTTTGGCCCCTCGCGCGCGGGGGGATTTCGGGCAGGACGCGTTCAGGATATCCAATTGTTGTTTAAGACTGTCAAGATTATCCGTGTCGCGGCGATCTCGGGCGCCCATATCTTTCCGCTTGACCGCTTCTATGAAATTATTTTTGGCGGCCTCACCGATCGCGTCGTTCAGCGCTTTTTGATCCTCGAAGCCATCGAAATCGCTCAGGTCTGTTTTATCGGGGGCGACGAGATCATATTTAAATTTTTCGCGGATATCGTCATCGTCCCAAAACGCGTCAAAATTATCCCACTTTTCAACCAAAAATTGTTGGTCACGGTCGTCCGACTTCTTCGCGGCGTCGAAATTTGATTTAACGCCGGTGGCGTAGGTCTTGCGGAGTCCCTCAGGATCTGCGCGTTGAGCTTGCCAAGCGACGAGCTGGGCTTGACGTTCTTCGCTGACTTCTTCTGCCATCTTATGCTCCCAATACCGCAAGCACTTCTTCGATATTTAGCGGAATTCTGATTGCTGTGCCGGTAGAAATGTTAGCCTCGGTGGGAGTAGAATTATACCATGCAATTATCCACCAATATTGAGGGTCTCCATAATATTGATTAGATAATTTATAAAAACGATCCCCATACTTCCATATATGTGTGGTTTTGGCAAGCTGGCTTCTTTCCTCAATTGTCGGATTTTTTAATACAGGAGTAGCGTATTGTTTGATGGCGTTTACGCCTCTTTTTCTAACCAAAGAGCGATAGTATTCGTTATCATTAATGAGTATTTGTGTTTTACCGTATCTTGACATTTGTTATTGTTTTCCTATGGTTTCCTAGTTAGGCCCCAGGCTTGGCCCATGCGCTGCAAAAATGAATTTTTGTCTGCGATGCTTTCCTCGGTGAACGCGGGGACGCCGGTCATGGACGCGGCCTTTGCGGGGGAGAGTCCGGCCTTGAAGTCATTGAAGGAGAGTTCGGATTCTGCAAGAGTCTCCGCATTGATCGCCGCGATCTCTGCTGCTTCGTCGAAGGTGAGTCGTGGCACGTCGGTAGCTGTCGCTCCATACGGGAAAAGTGGGGATAGGGACTCTTTGTTTTCATTCCAGCCAATTTTATGTTCGTGGATAACTGTAAATGATAGACTAACATCAATCAATTTGGGGAGTATTGTATTTGTACCCGCCTCTATCACACCATCGATGCTCTCTAAGTTGTGATTAACAGTCAAATTGCTTATAACACCTAAAATACCCGCATTCGCATCGGCTGTGCCGTTTGCGTAGCTATCGTATAAGACTTTCTGGGTTCTCGTTGGATCATCATTACTAAAATTTGCTCCATTTTGCAGGAGATTCATTACCTTCAACCTAATCAAAGGTGATTGAGTGAGTGTGTTGGCTTGGCTCCCATTTTCATAAGTTGGATACAAGAATTGGATCAACTTCTGAATCTTAGTGAGATTTTCATAAGCTTGGCCCGCATACGATGATGGGATCTTAAAATTTAAACTGATGACTCTTGTGTTTTGACGGAATGTCTGGATCGGGTCGAGGCGGCCAAAAACACTCTCGGGAGTCCAATCAGATGTGTAAGTCTCGTTGAATGCAGAAATGAAAGCTTGAAAATATACCGATTCTTCGGACGGTACATGCTGAAAAGACAAAACCATCTGGTGGTGATTAGCATATGCTTCGTCACTGGAATAATATGTGCCCTCATAAGGACTATAATCCTTGCTATTGAAATTTGCTTTTACGTCGTTGTTGTCATCAGTTGCCATTTAAAATCTTCTCCTTTATATCACCCGGTCACCCGAGTATATGCGCTGTTTCGTGCGCTAGCGTCTTGTTCGTCGCCGCGTTTATTGAGCAGGCTCCCCACCTTATCTCCATCCATATAGATAGCCATCTCCCCGTTGCTGCCGGCGGTGCTATGGTAATTATTCGTCACGTTGGAAGTACTGGGTGTGCTGCGTAAATATGCTTTATTATCGTTAACAACTGGGGCAGCCGATTTTACTGATGTCTTAAGTCTCGATGTTTCTTTGGAAGCAGATTGAGCCTGAACAGAGATATTCTGGATATTATTTCCTAACATTGTAGTTGATTCGAGAAAAGTGGGGGAGTTTCTATCGACAGCGATGGCCTTGTTGGCTGATTTAGTTGATGAGCTAAAATAACTCATCGCCAAAGTGAGCAGCTCAAAGGCGCCGATCAGCCAGCCAATCGGCCCTATCGCGGTGCGCCAGAGGAGTTTGAAGGCCAGTCTTAAACCTTTTACTCCCAAAGATAATAGCACCAAGCCGGCGAGCCCTTGTTGGGCCCACTCGGCGTCTGACCATATCTCGGCAATCCATGTAAGGTGGTTGGCGAATTCTGTTAGTATACCTATTAGTGGTGTGATAATAGGTGTGAGACTAACTATAAAAGTCCTCCAGGCTTCGCCCATTGATTGAGTTGCTGCTGCCTCCTCCCGTAACTTAGCATATTCCTCAGATGTTCTTTTAGTCGCCCCTTCTAACTGTGACATATCGCCGGACATAAGGGCGGCGAGGTCGCCAACGTCGCCTAATCCAAGTGATTCTGTATAGAACTTCCTTTGATAATAACTCATATCATTAAAGCTTTGGCCGGTCTGGGCGATAGCATCGCGAATCATCATAAATCGTTTACTAGGATCAGTTTCCATCATTAAGCTCATCGCATTCACAAAGTTTCCACCTAATGCGGCGTTTAACTTACCTGCTTGTTCAGCCGCTCCTTCAAAAGTATCAAATTTATCAGTGATAGCTAGCATTTTGGACATCTCTAAACCTGTGATTTTGGATATTCTCGCGAGATCTCCAAAAGCTTTATAACCTGCTGCGCCGAGTTTTGCTAGCTTTGGGATCATTTCACTGTATTGCGATGTAAGTTGCGAAACGGGAACCCCAAGGCGCTGGGCCATGGCAGCTACGCCGACCATTGAGTCTGCGGCTTCCTCATGAGATTGTCCGAGGATTTTTGTTGATGCCTGCATACTCTTGGCATATACATCTGCCGACACTCCGAGACGAGATAAAACAGAAGACTGTTCTACTAATGATTGACGAGTTTCGTCGGTGGCCATTGAAAAATCGGTATAGTTGCTGTATAGTGCAGCCATCGATGCCGAGGCCATTTCTATACTAACACCGAACTGACGAACGTGTTTATAAGACTCTGTTAAATCTTTGGAGAACTCTCTCGTTGCGCCTGTTGTTTTTCTGAATGCGGCTTCGGCGTTATAGAGGTCGATAGCCATCTTCGTGATGGTGCTGGCGGCGAGCACCGCGGTTTTGGACACTGAATCTAAAGACATCATCCACTGTAGGGTGACAGATTTAACAGCGGACATTATATTACCTGTACGAGAATATGCCTCCTTGAGTTCTTCCGTCGCCGCCGCTACATCAAATATTTTTTTATCTAATTCTTCGTGGACTTTTGTTAATTCTTTTAGTCCTTCAATCTCATCTTCTATCTGGTCTAATTTCTCTTCGGCTTGGGCTTTTGTCAGTTGGCCTAGTTTTAGCAATTGCTCGGTCTGGCGCGCGGTAATTTTTAACTCTTTTGTTCTATCGTGCGCTGCCCGAGCTGCTTCGACAGTATTTTTAGTTAATTCTTTAATGTTTTTAATAGCTTCTTGTGTCACGCGATTATGTTCGGTTGCGGAGTTAACTGCCTCGTTTTGGACGGCTATAAGTTTTTTTAGATCGTTGATTTCCTCGTCGCGGCCTGGGTAAATGAGCGTCGACGACTCGCGTTCTTTGAGTTTGTCTTCAAGCTCAAGAAGTTCCTTTTTAAGATTGATTAGTTCTTGTGTTTCTTCTATTTCTTCGGAGTTATCGGCCACTACATCTTCCCTCACTTATGATTAAATAGTCTAAACAAAAAAAGACAGAGTTATGAAACTCTGTCTCTAAAGTACTTTTGGTCTAGATGGTTGGTTGTGTGGTGTTAGTACCTGCGAACCGGCGCCGCCGCCGCTTTGAGCCTGATCAAACGCCTGTTTCTCTTCTTCCAATTGCCGTGACAATCTTTCGACAAACCAGTTTCTCAACCCAACAGGAAGACTGTATGCTTCCGAAAACGACCAACTACCAGCATATTTTAAGAAGAAGAACTGCTCGTAGATCTGTTCCATATATTCATCACTCAGGCCAAAAAAACTCCGTCGTAAACGGAACCTCCATTTTTTGTTCAAAATCACACTCTAAACATTCAAAATGCTGTGCAAGATCGATATTTGGGGTAACTATTTTGAGTACCATTCGAAGATGGCGAGAATCAAACGATGGCATATTATCAACAAAGTATTCGATTGTTGCCGGAGAAGTATCTCCTTCAACGGCCGTCAACAGACTCTTAAGTTGATCTGTAACTGTATTATTTTGCGACTTTTTCTTATTTGTAGTAAGAGTCTCTATTACTCTCTTCTCATCATGGCCATTAAACAGCCTGAATGTCACCGTCACTCTTGATTTGGGGAGTTTAACGTCAAAAGTGTGGTCACCATTAGAAACTGTTTTGAGGTTTTTTGCGGATTCTATGTCGCCAAATGTCACTTCTGCTTCATTTAGATCAAATACATACTTCTGTTCTTTTTCACAAGATGGACAAGAAACTTTAAGTGTATAATCGTTGCCATAGCCAGTTACTCTAGCGGCGATTACAATAGCATTTCGATCACCGATCAACAATGTATCAGTATTAATACTTTTATCAACAACTAGATTCTGGATAAACCTATCTAATGCTATTCCTTTCTTAATAAGGGTCTTTGACGTTAATAAATCTTCGTCCTTCGCCGTCATTTGACGAATTTCTATACTTGTTTCACCACAAAGAGGGTGATCATCAGGGTAATATTTCCCTTCCGATGGAAGTTCTACAAACTCTGTGGGAGTGACAAATGAAAAGCCTCCCATATTTGTGTCCTGCATGACAGCAGGTGCAGGAGCGTCTGCTGTTGAAGCAGGACCTCCTAATCTATCTCTATTTCTCGACATTTACACCTCTATAAAATTAGTTGTCGGATTATTAAACTTTGAAGAACTCGCTTCCCTGGTTAGTACCTTCGCCGGCTGCGGAAGATGGTGTGCTAGTATCACATGTAGCCCAATCATATTTAAGGGTGAGTGAAAGCTCGACAAGCTCGTTATCAGAATATGACAAACCATCTCCAAACTTAACATCGGTAACGAAAGCATTGATAAGAGTCCATTTATCCATTTCGTTACCATCTGAATCAATTTGAGTAATAATAACAGAACCCAGGGCGCTAGCGGCCTTGGCTTTGGAAATAGTTGTACGTGAATTGGTATCACTTGGAGTAACATACCCAGAAGCTTGGAGAATATCAGCAAAAGTGGCCGTCATGTCGGGCTCACCTGGATCAACAAGGGTGATACTCACGTCTTGCCACACAACTGACCCTGGATAGTGAAAGGTGTGGTTTAAGTACTTGTGTTCTGCTGATTGGATTTGAAAAGATGGCTTATTAACTGTCTTTGCGTACCACAGAAAGGAGCCCCCTTGTGATGCGTTGATACCGGTGAATGTTACGGTAAATCTAAACTTTCTTTTTGGATCTTTTAATTCAGCACTTTCTCCGAAATTTGTTGACCAGAATGGCATTGTTGAATAACTCCTTAATCTATTTTAATTAGTGTGCGAGAAGAAAAACCCCCCGCACTTTTATTTAGTCGTCAAATGACGCGCCGGTTGACATAATCACGAAGTCAATCGCGATGTACTCGATTGCCCGAGCGGGTTTGATCATGATCTTGGCATATAGAATGTTTTGATCAATGAGATCAGGTGTGGTGGTTGAGTCATCAAGGATCAACTTATAATCACTAATACCGAATTGTGTTTTAGTGTTTGCAAGGAGAGGATCAATAAGAGCTATAAATCTATTCCAAGTATCTTGAACATTTTGTTCAAATAGAATCTGTGTCGAAAGGACTGAAATCTGCTTTTTAAGATAGATGACAAGACGACGGACGTTGATTCTATCGAGGGCCGAACGGCGCTCTTGAAGAGTTTTCTGCCCAAAGACCACGATACCAGAGGATGGGAACGAAGCAATTGGGTTAATGCTGGCTTCATAGAGAGTGTCGCGATCCTTTGAAATAAGGCGCTCTGTGACATTTGTTACAGGGATACCTGCGGCGCCTTCACTTAGGCCGCCGCGGTTAAATCCTGCTGGCGCGAACCATACATCAGATTTTGCTTGGGAGCTTGCGAGAACACCCAACATGGCCACAGAGGGTGGGATCCATAGCAACTGGCCACTATTCTCATCTCGGGTTTGGACCCAAGGATAGAATGTACAGCCGTAGCTGGAATCAATTCTTCTATCGCGCAGGGCATTCGCTGCAGTTGTTGGGGTTGTGCCAATTCTGTCTGCTTTACTTGAATTATATTGCTCATGCGCTGGAATGTAGACACTAGCTAAGTCAATAATTGAGAGGGCATCTCCACGCTCCTCACAAACATTAATCATGTGAGTGGTAAGCGAGTCATTGGTCAAGCCGGGTGTTGTCAACAGGTTCATGTTAATGAACTCGGGATCAGCTACCGTATCTATTGCTCTACGATATGTGTTGTATATGTAAGAGTTATCTTCGGTAGAAGATGCTGCCATACCATTGTTATAGAAAGGATCTGGCTTAACAATATCGACACCATCAGCACCACCCCAGAATGGAGCGGTGAAGCGGTCGTATCCAGCGTTCAAGAGGTCGGTATAAGAGGCACTAGAGACAGATGTGCCGGCTGTTCTAGAACCTGACGAGTAGAAGTATGCGGCAGGACTTGCTGTTGTCGCCACTACATTGTCAAGCGAGAATACATAAGCCGAACCCTTAAAACCGGTTGTAAATGTGGCTGTTGTAGGATCATCTGGGAAACTAGAGTACCATAGACGATGACCATCAGCCACACTTGCATCTGGGCGTGTAGAGCTAGAAAGTCTTGTGATATCAAAGCCGAAGTAGGCGTTTGTGGGATCACTGAGGCCGCCGGCAGAAGCACTGTTGCGTAGTCGGACTGATGGCCAAGTGAAGGATGCGGTGGCGACAGAAGAGGCGCCTAGATATTGGGCATTACCATTGTAGACGTTTGCTCCACCAACCATAAAGCTGGCTGCGGTGGTGGTGCCTTCATCAGTGACATCAGCAACATTGGTCATTGTTGGAGGACCAAAGTAGCCAAAGGGCAAATATGTTGCATCGGTGGCGCCGGCGTCTACGTCAGCGTTCATCTCGACGTACACAAACTTGGACATATTTGGGTATTCACCATAAGTTTTAAGTCTGCGTCCAGTGGAGTCCCAACTGGTATAAGTATCGCCGATCTTGCGCGCAACATAATTAGGAGATGTGGGATCGAGAGTACAACTGTCGAATCTCTCCACAATCTCTATCTTGCTGTCTGTGTCGAGAAGTGTGCGCAGCACTACGGAGAATGTACCGTAATCACTTGTGGTGGTTGTTGATTGTCTCACCTTCTCAATGGAGACCTTGAGGTTCTTGTGTAACCATTCGCCATGGCCGCGGCCAATAAGGCGGAAAAGCTTTTGAGAACTTTCGGGTACCCAAGAGCCGGGTGTGCCGAGATCCTGACCAATAAACCAACTGGTACGGGCTTCCTTGGTTGCTTGACCCTTCATCTGCGAGGGGTCATTGGATCCTGCGCCGGAGGAACCACTCTCGGCAATACCCAAAATGATACCAACGAGGTTATCATTAGTTGTTAGATCGCCTAGGCTCTGGCCTGCTCCGTCGCGGAGTTCTTGCTCAAATGTCTCGCCGAGCCAATAATTCTTGGCAGAGGCGGCGGCATAGAATGTGCCGGCTGTTGAGCAAAGTTGGGGGTTAGTGCTGAAACGCTTGCGGACGAATGTTTCTTTGGAATCATCGAAGTCGAACGCGATGTTCTCTGTTCCGGTTGAACCACTGATGACGACCTTGAAGAGGCCATTGGAATCGGCGGTAATAAGGTGTGAACAAGCCTGTGTCAAGGATGTTGAGCCGCCCCCATCATAATAGGTACCACTCAACTCAATCGTACTTCCGCTGTTGATATACCAGATGGCACCTAGCGTGCCGTATCCAAGATCAGCACCCGAAGAAGAGGGGAATACAAAGAGTCCGTATGCACCGCCATTACTTAGGGCGGTTGAACTGATGGTGTTGGTGGTTTTCCAGCCTGCCGCGGCGTCGGCGCCGGCGGTGTTTCCAACCGTGGTTTCAGTACCAAGAAGTCTCACGTAAGTTACGGGAGCAACATTGGCGTTCAAGAATGCTTTTGCAGCATAAGTGCCATACATTGGGGATTGTAAGTTACCATCGCGATAAACATCGCCACCCCCGTTTCCTGGAACAGTGTCTCCAAACATATTGACAAAATCTGAATAAGATTCGACTGTTACGGGTTGCATCGCGAGGCCGCGGCGGGCGCGACCGACGATAACGGGGCCGATTGCATCTGCTGACTTAGGGATAAACGAGTTATCAATTTCGTTGATAAACACCCCAGGAGATACAAACTTGAAACTTTTTACTGACATATTATGGTTCCTCTCTTGAAAAGCAAGTGTTGTTAATGCCTAATCATACTCTAAATAGTATTTTTAAACCCAAAAGGATACCGAACTTTCAATATTTAGTTCCTGAACTAATCTTCTTCTTCCCAAAGATTGAAGTTCCCGACAGGTACTGCTGATTCTCGGGGGAACTGGTACTCCACAGTATTTTCATCAATGCGGACGATCGGGCGATCATCATTTATGCCCTCACCGATCAGATATCCTAAAACGTTGACTGTTATCTCGGTGGTAAATTGCCGGGCGTCTTCTCCCAAAGCGCTTACGTTGTTCGATTGAGTGAACCCTTGCTGTATAAAGGCTTCATATAAATGCCCATTTCTTCTCATTACAAACGAATTGATTTGACCAGTACGAGTCACGAAAGGGGCTACTAAATCGTTCATCTGTTGTTGGTATTCCGTCTTAATTAGAATCTTATAATCTACGCTGATGTAAACTGGAATTGGAATTGATAATGTCTGGACAACTACTTTTTGATTAACAGACGGATAATATCGTTGTTGAGTTCCTGAAGTAAAATTGGGTTTACGAACATTTCCAGCAACAGCAAAATTGCGTGTTTTGTCAGGGACTATTCGCTTAGCTATTACAAAGCGGCCGGCGCGACCATTCTTATCAACTGAATAATTATTAGCCTGATAGGAGCCTTTGCGGCTAGGATCTTTTGTTATATTTGTTCTCTCAACAGTTATAACAGGTAATACAATAGAATTATTATTATCTCTCAAATCTTTTTTATGTTTTACTTGAAAAGCACGCTCAGGGGTCTGCCACAAAACTGGTACTTGTTTGTAACCCTCGTTCGAAGTAGTGTATAATTCAAGATCAACCTTCACAAAAGAAGTTAATGCATAATCTATATCCTCGATAGTGGACGCCAACATCCCTATTTCTTTTAAAGAGTATTCTGCGGAACCAGTGGGTAATTGTGCAAAGTCAAAGTTATCAGGTAGCATCAAAAAGCCCCTTTCTTGCTCTCTTACAAACCGTAGAGATCTCAAATGTGTGATTTACTTGTCCGAAGAGCTTATTCTCTTCTGATGTTTTAACGATCTCATAATAAGTTTCTCCATATAATATAAAGTCGCCTTCTCGAACAAAGAGATTTTGGTCTTCTGTCAGCCTGCGTCTATGAAAATGGACAGTAATAACAAAATTTCTATCTACCCCTACACCATCCATATATTGTGTCGCCTCTTCATCAAACTTAACAAGAGCATACACGCGGATAGGTGGAAGATATGTCTTTTCTACCGCTTCACCATATAAATCATGAAAATTAGTACGTTCTAAATCAATAGGGTAGTATAAGATCTGTTGGCCGATGACCTTTTCTATAAGCTCATCGTTGACCTGTTTTACAAGATCACGCTCTTTTTTACCTAAGAATAGGGGTGGTGGTGGCGAAGTTGGTCTTTCCCATTCGTTTGACATTCTTTATTACCCCACAAAAATCGGCATCGGCGTGACTTTGAGTACATTTGTTGCTGCGTCGGCGATCTCTTGATCCTGCTTGGCGAGAGCGACATATTCTGTCTCTTTTAACATTTCTGCCAACTTATCTCTTAATTGTTGCTGTTCTTCTTTGGCTTGTGAGAGGAGTTCGCTGTGATTCAACGTCACACTTTCGCCTGGAATGGGAATAGTTGTGAATTTTCCTCGAATTTGCCCCAACATCTCCTTACAGAGAGCCAATGAATACTTTCGAATCCACTGTTGACCCATTGAGTTGATATTAGCAAAGGGGACATTATCAAACGGGAGAGTATTCATGTTATTAACACCCTCGATTCCGGAGTCGGTTGTCCCATCTAATTCATAAGGCTCTTGATCAACATAAAATTTTACCCAGAACCTATCATTAAGCCCATCATTAAAACCATAATGACTCGGAGTCGGAAATAATCTTAATTTGTTATTAACAATCTCAAAAGAATAATTCGATGTGCGCGTGAAAATAGAATCTTCATAAGCCATCGCTTGTAGTTTGTTCTGCCAGGTGGGAATAACCTCGAACGTCGAGTCGTCAGCGAACTGTCCATAGGTTGAATAATTACCTACCACTCCGATACCACCATAGTAGCCATAAAAGCGCCACATGGCGCGCGGGGTCTTATAAAACACCTTTGTAATAACAACCCTCTTGTTCCCGACCTTGCCAGAGTATGGGACAGCATTGCCAGATTCATCTAATCCGGTGTCAGAAGCATCCTTAATGATAGATTGTAAATCATAATCTTGCTGATTTTGAACAGTCTTAAAGGAGGCTGAATATTGCGGAACAGTGCCACCAAATCCGCCGGCAGCGGCGGCAGCGTCACCTACACGGCGGGAATACCCAAGAGAATATCTGGGATATTTAAGATTTGAGCCGCTTGGGCCAGTTTGGATATTACCCTTGTTATCGAATGAGGCTGTTGCGCTTCCTAACACATTAGATAAAACATTTTTACCTTGATGAAGGTTAACAACGTAAGAGTATTCCAACACCGCTTCCTCGTAAGAAGCATAAACGTTAGAAGGGGTTAATTCGATGTCTACAACATCGCCACCCAATTTCTTATATACATATGCCACCTGATCGCTGGCGCCGCTAATAAAGGGCGATGAGCCACTATAAATACCAAAAGGCAAAGAACCGGTAACCAGATCGGTGCTTCCTGTGGAAGTTAATATGACAGCGCTGGTTTGAGAAACTGGATTAAGATTGGTGGGCATGCATACGTACTCCTACTACATAAATAGTGATACTGAGAGCAAATCAACAATAGAGAATGTTAT